TTTCTTCATTAACTGCACGGATAGGGTTGAGGTACTCAATCAATCCTACCGCTTACCACGGAGCGTCTGGGAGCTTTCTATGGACATCTCACGTCGTATACCAGGTAGACTGGAGAAAGAGTTCTATCCAAGACAGGAAGAGGGCAGAGTTACGAGGGTCATGAGCCTGTGGGCATTGCCGTTAGATCGAGGTTCATGGACAATCATGGCTCGAACGAACTCGTTTGTAAACGACATAGCTGAGTTTTTGGAGCAGAACAGATACTTCTACAGCCGCAAGGGTCGGTGGTCTGTGTCGGAAAAGAAACTGGAAGCCATGTCTGTGTGGAAAGATATTTCCAGCGGCAAGGGTGTGTATGTCAGCAGGGTCAGGAAAATGTACGAGATGGTGCCCAAGACAGGAGAGGGGGCTGTTGTCAAACGTGGGTCTGCAAAACTGTTGGATGCGGCTGGTCCAGACGAACTGTTAACCTACGACAAACTGGTCAAGGAGTTTGGTTTGTTAGCCCCAATAAGCACAGATCAAACGGACATTATACGGTTGTCGGAAGAAGAAAAGATCTACATTAGATCGGTTGAACGCAGGGGTGAGAGTATATACAAAGAACCAAGGATCAAAATCTCTACGATCCATGCCATGAAAGGTGGTGAGGATGACAACGTAGCAGTATACTTGGGATCTACCAAAGCATGTGTAGAGGGTAAACATCCAGAGGATGAAAACAGGATATTCTATGTGGCAGTAACTCGTGCCAAGCAGAACCTGTATCTTATAGAGTCAGACAAGAAGTACAGGTACGAGATATGAAGCTACCTGATGGCAATGTTCTTATCAGTTTTAGTGGTGGTCGTACCTCTGGGTATATGTTGCATAGGATACTGGAGGCTAACGGAGATTTACCAGATCGTGTGAAGGTTTCGTTTGCCAACACTGGGCGTGAGATGCCAGGGACACTGGACTTTGTGCACAACATAGAGAAGAACTGGGGCGTAGACATCACATGGCTTGAGTATTCGAGGGCACCATCCAACCGATATCAAAATGGTAAGGCATACTTTCAGACAGTTAGTTGGGACTCCGCTGCGCGAAAGGGAGAGCCGTTTGATAAGTATCTGTCGTTCAACATGCTACCAAATGTATTCCGTAGATCCTGCACTCAGGAGTTGAAGGTCAAGACTATGCGTCGGTATCTGTTGTCTATCGGGTGGGAGCACTGGACAAACACCATCGGCATCCGTGCAGACGAAGCCAAGCGGGTAAAACCAAGCAAGGATAAACGGTGGGACAACTGGTTTCCATTGGCAGATGCAGGGGTCACGAAGCAGGATGTTATGTTCTTCTGGAAACAACACAAGTTCGATCTGAAGATTACCCCAGGATCAGGGAACTGTGACGGTTGTTTCTTGAAGAGCGAAGCAACACTAGCGGCTATGTGGCGTGAGTATCCAGACCGCATGAAGTGGTGGCAGAACTGGGAGGAAACAAAGGACAGATCATTCCATGATGTACGCACGTACAAAGAACTGGGAGAGTTTGTAGGCAGACAGGGGGATTGGATCTTTGATGACGAAGCTTTCCTATGCCAGACGGACGATGGGGAGTGCACAGGATGAAACTAATACCTGTGCCTATCAGTCTACGTGAGGCTCGTGAGTTTGTTGAAAACTTTCACCGTCACAATAAACCACCACAAGGTGGGAAGTTTGCCATAGGTGCAAGCTACGATGACTGTCTGGTTGGTGTTGCTATTGTAGGTAACCCAGTAGCTAGGCGCATGATGGATGGATTTACAGCGGAAGTAGTAAGGGTATGTGTGCAGGACGATGCACCAAAGAATACCTGTTCCTTTCTATACGGAAGGTGTTGGCGGATCTGGCAACAGATGGGAGGTAAACGAATGATAACGTACACCTTACAATCTGAAGCTGGTTCGAGCCTGAAGGGAGCAGGATGGAAGATGGTTGGCGAAGTAGAATTGAAACCCAAAGGATGGCAGAACCGTCCAGGGAGAAAATGGCAACCAATATATGGGCAACTAAAATTTAAATGGGAGGCAGTATGAAACGCAACGACTATCTAGATACAGCGAAAGAACTGATCAACGGTAACAGAGCAAAAGACTATGGAGATGCGAAGGATAACTTCGACCGAATAGCAACTGGTTGGAATGTAATAGTACAGGACGCATTCACAACACATAATAAAATAACAGCAAAGCATGTGGCTCTGATGATGGACTGGGTGAAGACCTGTCGATTGTTAGAGACCATCGACCACAAAGATTCGTGGATCGACAAGTGCGGATATTCAGCATTGGGAGCAGAGTTTGAAGATGAATCAAAGTGATCTTTTTGGCAAGGATAGTGTCATTGCCGCGCAGATGAATTTACAGGCCAAGGATCTGTCATGGAACATTCCATCAGAGTTTCCTGACCTTACAAAATATAAACAGATCGCAATCGATCTAGAAACATGTGACCCAAACCTGAAGACGTTAGGGCCAGGATGGGTTCGTAAAGACGGATACATCGTAGGCATAGCCGTAGCCGCAGGAGATTGGCAGGGATACTTTCCGATCCGCCATGAGAACGGTCACAACATGGACGCGAGGATCGCGCTCAAGTGGCTACAGAGACAGATGGCAACACCCGACATAGATAAGATCATGCACAATGCGACCTACGACTTGGGTTGGTTACGTGCCGAGGGCGTCAAGGTTGAGGGGCGGATTATCGATACCATGATTACAGGGGCGGTGGTTGATGAAAACCGTTGGTCATACAGCCTGAACAATCTAGGTCGTGATTACCTCAATGAACGTAAGAATGAAAAGCTTCTACGTGTAGCCGCAGCGGAGTGGGGCTTCGATCCCAAAGCTGAGATGTACAGGTTACCGCCTGAGTTTGTAGGACAGTATGCAGAACAGGATGCGGGTATGACTCTGCGTCTCTGGGAACGACTGAAGATTGAACTGGATAAACAGGATCTCTGGAACATCTGGAAACTGGAGACAGGTTTGATCCCGATGATGTGTGATATGCGAGAACTTGGAGTCCGAGTTGATCTCGACAAAGCAGAGCAAGCAAGAACTGCGTTGAAGAAAAGAACACAGACAATTAAAGACGAGATCTTTGGGGAAACACAGATCAAGATTGAGCCATGGGCAGCGGCTTCAGTAGCCGCAGTGTTTGAGGAGTTAAACCTACCATACCCTAAGACTGACGCAGGTGCCCCCTCATTCACCAAACAGTATCTTAATGCCCATCCCCACCCGACAGCACAAAAGATCGTCAAGCTACGCGAATTTGACAAGGCAGAGAGTACGTTCATTGAGACGATCATGAAGCATGAGCACAACGGTCGTATCCATTGCGAGTTCCATCAGCTTCGATCCGATGACGGTGGGACTGTAACTGGGCGATTCTCATCGTCCAACCCAAACTTACAGCAAATTCCTTCACGAGATCCTGAGATCAAGAAGATGATCCGTGGTCTGTTTATACCAGAAGAAGGAACCAAGTGGGGATCGTTTGACTATTCGAGCCAAGAGCCGAGGTTACTGGTGCACTTTGCGGCAAGCCTGAAGGGAGAGTTTAAACATCCTATCGTTGATACAATCGTAGAGGAATATCACAGCGGTGACGTAGATCTGCACCAGATGGTAGCAGACATAGCAGGGATCAAGCGTAAGGAAGCAAAGGTCGTGAACTTAGGTATCATGTATGGCATGGGCAAAGGTAAACTGGCAGGGCAGCTAGACATCTCACCTGATGAAGCAGGAGAACTACTGGCAACACACCGTGAGAAGGTGCCGTTCGTTAAGGGTCTTGCAGATCTAGCAAGTAAACAAGCAGAGAAGACAGGGCAGATCCGTACCATACTGGGGCGTCGCTGTCGCTTTCACCTGTGGGAGCCGAGAACGTTTGGATACAAGAAGCCATTACCATACGAAGAAGCCATGAAAGAATATGGTCAGCCACTGAAAAGAGCGTTTACTTACAAGGCGTTGAACAAATTGATTCAAGGATCAGCAGCCGACCAGACAAAAAAAGCTATGGCTGATTGTTATTCAGAGGGACTTTTACC